AAACCCATAAGCATGGCCGATCCGAAGATCGATAGACGACGTACATCCGGTACGTGTAATGAGTGTGGCGGCAGTCTGAAGACGTACTTGAGAAGCCGTTGGATGGAGCGTTCAGGTGGAAGTGGATGACCAACCACCTGTGGATACACACTGAAGAAGTAGTTGAAGAACTGACAATATTCAACATCGTTGACACCACCAAGCAGATAGTATGCAATCACGCGTGAGGCACTGGTTTCAAGATTCTCAACATCCCTTTCGGAATAGAGAACAAGTTTGAACCATTCCTCAGTCGGACGGGTAAACATACCACCATGGACAGTGTATCCGATGAACTTCCTCTTATCGGTCTGCTGTTCAATGCGGACCTTTGATAGTTTGAGGAGGAAGCCGAAGAATTTCTTGGCAAGTAGAGACAAAATGGCTGGATCAACCAAATGTCGGTGGGAGACAGGTATCCTAACACGCGAGTCATCACCGAGGACCTTGATGTCGTCAATGGTGCAGCGTTGATAGTACAACAATGCCTTAACCACGATGTAGTTCACAATCGAATCGATGATCTGAGTGAACATCGAACCAGATGGAACACCGTGTTGCTTAGTGTACATGTCGCCGTTTGGAAACATGAGGGGCGTTTTCTTGAAATAGCTCCTCAAGTAGGAAAACACACGGTCGTAACCTTCGTCTTTCCACTCAACTTCTTTCCCATAGAGGTTCCAAACCTCCTTATCGAACGAATCTTCAACAATATCGAATGCAAAGTCGGTTAGCCAGTTTGGGACGTGAACGTCGAACTCTGACCAATCGAGAGTTACATCGAGCAAACCGTGTTCCGCATCACCAAGGGACTTAGACTGCTCCTCGCGTAACTTGGACATGGTGTTGCGACCGAACATCACAACATCCAAAGTCTCAAGATGCTCGTAAAAAGGAATAGCCCAGATACCCTCAAGTATGCTTAGCTCACCTGGGTAAACCCAGACGGGCCGAACTTTTGGTTGGTCAATTTCAGACAGATGGCCGCGAAAAGCCAGCTTGCAGGGGGGTGTGTAGACATAGTAATCATGTCGAATCAGATGCATCATATGCGAAGAGATGTCGAAAAGCTTAGTAATGCACTCTGATTTGCGTTGGCCCGGAAATGAAAATCCGGCTGAAGTATCAACTTCAATTGTATCGCAAGAAGTCTCAAGACTTA